AATGATTGATGAGTAGCTCTAATAGGATTAATATCTAATCCTCCTCTACGAGTATATAAACAAGCAACCATTAACTGTTCTGGTTTACAAGCATCAGATAAATGCTTAAATACCATTTCACATATTTCCTCGTGAAAATGACTAACTGTTCTATGACTAACAATATATTTAGCTATTGATTCTGCTGTTGGTACGTTTTTACCTATAATCTTAATAAATACATCACCCCAATCTGGTTGGTTAGTCACTCTACAATTAGACCTTAATAAGTTAGAACTAAATCTAACAGTAGTAGTATCGCTATGCTCTTCAATATCAAGCTGACTTTCATCTGATTGGAAAGCTGTAAAGTCTATAGCATCTAAGTTAGCTATTTCTCCTAAATCTGTATACTCTTGAAAAGATAAAGGTTCAGTTTCTAGATCTGAAGCATAGAAAGTAACAGTTGTTGTAGTCTCTAATAATTCATCTAGATCTCTCTTAACTCTTGCTTCAATACCACTAATACAATCAGCTGCATTATCTCCTATTCTGGTCATATTAAATGAATTCAAATATAATTTAATTGACTTAGATTCTACGTGAAATTCACTATTACTAGGGCAAACGATTTTTAGCATTCCTGCTACTGGTTGACCTTTAGTAGTAATTGCTGATACTTCGTAACAATTCCATGTATCTACTCCTACAAAGCTATCAGATGTTAATCCGTAACCTTCTCTATTTAAGTATCTTGGTATTTTTACTAGTAGCTCAGGAGCATAGGTATCTTTGTACCCAGCACCTCCTACAGTTCCTAAATGTTTAGATGCAATATCTACAACTTCTTGATAATTTTTAACTTCTGCCATATTAACCTTTAAATAATTGTTTTTTACCACCCTCATAAACATAAGCGTGACCGTTTTCTATTAATAAATCATTAAGAGATTTTTCTTCTCCATCTATGAATATTTCTGCAAGTACTCTACCGTACTTACCTTTACCGTAAGATTGTATTTCAAACTTACCATCATTCATCTCTAGGTATTTTTTCGTAAATTCCGAAGCAAGTAAACCTTTAGCTTTTTCCTCTAGGTTTCTTGTTCTCTTTTCCCAGGTGTCAACACCTTTAAATCTTAACCTAGCTTTTACCCAGGTACTAAATCCTAAATCGATCATAACATCTGCTGTGTCACCATCTACTACTCTTAGTAATTTTGCTCCGTATCTAAACATTTATAAATTTTAATATTTGTTCTACCCTTTGCATAGGGGAACCAGTTATCGTCAAGTAAGGCTGACGTACACCTTCTAATACTGCTTTAAACTCTTCATCAATATCTGTTCTCCACTTTTCATTTACACTTCTAACTCCATCATCTACAGAATCAAATTCTATAGGAAAATAAATATAATGAGTATATTCATGCTTTATTCTATTCCAAGTATCATTAATATACTTGATTGTTCCTCCTCCAACATTATCCATAAATCTTGTATATACTACAACATCCATAAAACATCTATCGAGAACTTGATTATAAGGTTGCAATAAAGCCTCTAAGTGAAAACAGCTAATAGCTAACTGAGTAGCTTCTGTTCCTTTCTCATTAATAGGAAATTCGTAACTACTTACAGTTCTAGTAGACTCATTTACGAATTCATACTTAGGTAATTTATTTTTAAGTAGTTCATAAACAGTAGTCTTACCTGTACTACTAGCTCCTACTAATGCTATTCTTTTAATCATAAAACCTTTTTATTTATATAAAGATAAGAAATTTACTTCGTATTTCCTAATAATTCTTTTAAAAATTCTAACCACAAATATAACGATCTATCCCTCATAGTTTCCCACATCTCCGTTTCTGTAATACCCCAAGAGTTAAAGAATATTTCCTTTAAGACTCTTCCTTCATCTACTCCTGCAGTAACTTTATGTATTACTGCTCCCATTACTTCATGTTTTGCTAGATATGCTTTAAGTTGAGGATCTTTACCTTTTAATTCAGGGTACCTAGTAATCAAACCTGGATGTCCATTGTATATATTAAACTTATCACAAATTTCAGGAGGCATAATTCTTAACCAACCATGTAATGTTATTGTAGCTTCCGGAAAATAAACTAAAAACTCTTCATAATCCTCTAACGTAGGTTTATTAGGTAATGTATAGAATCCTTTTTCTACAATTCTAGGATCTACAGTTCGAAGATCTTCCGGTCTATCGTTAGTATAAATTCTATCAGGCCATCGACCTATTGATTCCGCTATGTCTGCTATTTCTTTACCAGTTTGGCTAAAGAACGTTATCCACATTTTGCTGTCCATTTGTAAACCATCTAAATTTTTGAATATTACTTTTAATATATGTTAATTGATCTTCATTTACTTCATAGTTAATTAATTCAAATAACTTCTGAGATTCTTTATCCCATAGTCCTTGATCTTTATAGATTATTTCTTTTATTCCATGTACTACAGGATTAGATGTATCTAAAGAGTATATCCAATCATAGTTAGATTCTCTATATAACATAAACTCTTGAGGTAAACCACATCCTAATAAATGATGAGGCTTATCTTTATTAATAACATCGTTTTTAACTAAATCTCCAAGTAGCTTTGCACGTCCTAGCATCCAACTAACGTACTTGTTAGGATGCGGACAAACCTCTTCATAATACGAATAATCAAAAGATATAGCAATCATATCTACAGGAGCTACTTTATCCATATAGTCGTAACAGCTAGCTATTGATTCATATGTTTTACCTTGTACTACTCCAATTGCTTTTCCCGGTAGACTATCTTTAGGATACTTTTCAAAAAACTTATGAGCTTGATCACAAGTCTTAAAACATTGCTCTAAAGCATCTGGAACTATATACCAAGTAGGTTTTAGTTCTTTTATCCAGTATGCAAATCTATCAGCATCGAATGCTTCTTCTAATTCAAATATAGAATTATCTAAAATTACTTCTCTACCGTTTGCTAATGCATCTTTAAAGTGTTGAAGGTACTCTTCGTCTTCTTCAAATAAATGTACTAAAGCATAATCGTAGTCTGTAAATTTCTGTACAGTACTAAAAATACTCTTTGGTGATTCGTGTGCTATCTTAATCAATATCTAAATCTTTAAATGCGTTATTTAAATCCATAGTAGATTTTTTTATTGTATCTACTACCTGTTCAAGTGACTTATTACTTGCATAAGCCTCTGCTAGAGCTTTCACTGCTATATCGTAAGGTACATATAAAGTACCTTCTACTTCTTTTTTATGTTCGTCTAAGTTAATCATTAAAAAATTGTTTAAGGTCGGGTCTAAAATAACTAAGGCTTTTCAATACTTTTCTATCTCTTGTTCTGTAGACAACGTACCGTCCTTCCGCAACCTTCTCAAAATGACAGGCCTCACCTTGCTCCTTAGCTCTTTGGCTGACACTCTGTATGGCCTCTTCTTCAGTTTTGCAAGCTTTTGACATATTAGAAGCTTGTACTTCTTGATATGCTGGCCATATCTTATCTTTAAGGCCATGTAGCATAGTACCGTTCCCAAGGGAAACATAAGTAATGTCGCACAAAGCGTCCAAAACTTCCACAATGTCCCCTCTTTCGCAAGCTTCTCTATATTCTTCGAGTTCTTCGAGGATAAAATCATAGACAAATTTCCACTCTTTGTATTCTGGGATGACTGGTTCATAGTTATTAGTTTTTCCGAATGTATTATTAAATGTTTCTACTTCATCTACAAAAGGAACTCCGTTAGTCCATACTGGTAGCGGTTCCATGTCTTTCATCTCATTATCTGAGAATAATGTTAATTGGTTATCTTTCATAATCGTCTTCTAATCTTACTATATCGTCTTCTCCGAAATAGCTTCCTGTTTGTGTTTCTATAAATTGTGATACTTCCATAGTATCGTTAAATGCTCTGTGTTTAGCTCCTTGAGGAATAACTATTGAATCCCCAGGATATAACTCATGTAAAACATCATCTAAAATAACTGATAATTTACCTTTTACACAAGCCCAAACTTCTGATCTTTTATGATGGTATTGATAAGATAATCTACCGCCTGGTTTTACAGTTATAATTTTAACCTTAGTTGTATCAGTATCTAATAATACATCATAACAACCCCAAGGTCTTTCATCGTGTTCTAATGCTTGCATATACTTGCTAATTCTATATTTTTATAAAACTCTGCTTTAGCTGAGTCTTCATTTAGAAATGCTCCAGTTAATTTAGCTGTTTGCATAGAAGCTCCTCCATGCTTAACTCCTCTACATGATACACATGCATGAGTTGCATTTACTTGAACTGCTACTCCTAAATTACCTTCACATATCTTATCTACAGCATTATGTATAGCTATAGTTAGCTGTTCTTGAATAGCTCCTCTTCTGCCGAATTGCTCTACTATTCTATTTAATTTAGATAGTCCTACTACCTTACCATCTTCTGATGCTATATAAGCAATACTTACTGTACCTCTAATAGCTTGATGGTGATGAGAGCACATAGACGTTACAGGTATATTACTTTCCTGTACAATACCGTCATAACCGTCAGATGGAAATGCTGTAATACGATCTAGTGGAGCATATCTTCCAGCCCATAAATCGTTAACGTATGCTTTTGCTACTCTCATTGGAGTATCTGAAGAGTTAGGATCATCAGCATAATCACATCCTAAGGCAGTTAGAAAATCTGCATATGCTTTTGCTGCATTATCTATAATAACTTGCTTCTCTTCAGCATTTAACCTTGCTTCAGGTCCTTCTTTCTCCTGTTTCTTTGCTAATTGACTTGATATTCCGTTAGCAAAACCGGCTCGAACTAATTCTGTTCCTTCTATAAACTTTTTAGGCATAATATAACTTCTGTTTTTATTGAGGTTCTACGACTCATTGTTAATACAATATAGTAATTTATTTTTAATTATCCAAATAATCTTGGATGGATTTTGCGTTTTCATTTTCCCATGGGTATACAATCCATTCAGGTCCTACTTCTTCAACATAGTAATTAGGTTTAAATACTGATTGTTTTTTATAGTGTAGAGATGCATACATAGGTTTTGGACATTCATCATAATACTTTTTAAATGTTTTTCCTGTGTCAGCTATATCATCAATAACTAATAAGTGAGGATAATGATTACTAATGTTGTTAAAATACTCAACTCCAAATCTATGAGAATATAAGATAGCTATTATTGCTCCTCCTCTTGGAATACCTGTTACTAATCTAGCTTTCCCTCCTACTTGTTCATGTAACTTATCTAAAAGTACATTTATATCGTCCCAAGTTAAATATACTTTCTCTACTCCCATGTATGATTTGTTGTCCAGTAATTATCTGGTAATTCTATTGTTGCGATAACTGAGTTATCCGTTCCACTTTTCTCCAAAAAATTCATAATTTAATTTAACATATTTATCTGTGCCATCTTTTTCTATGGCTGTTTCTTCATCTTCGTAGATTGCATCTACTGGACATTCCGGAAGACAAGCACCACAGTCGATACATTCTTCAGGATTAATATAGAGCATTTTATTAACTAGCTCTTCTTTACTCATATCTGCTACTTCAGCTCCTGCTCCATCTACTTTAATAGGACCATGTATACAATCTACTGGGCAAACTGCTACACAAGCTGTATCACAGGTACTAACGCAAGGATGTCCAATTATATAACTCATTAGACTTCTCTTTGATCTTCAAATGCAATAATATGAGGTCTCCAGGTCATTCTATAACCATTATCTCTAACCCAATCAAATAATATAGGGTAAGATTTATATAAAGCTTCTCTACTATCTCCAGCAGGCATAAACCATACTTTATCTTTTGGAGCATTTAGTGTTTCAATACATTCCATAATTTCATTTAGAGCATTATTATCTTTACCGTCCCAAACAGGTTTAATATGGTAATCAGAATGATAGTCCATACTCTGTTTTATAGTATCGTATTTTAATCTAAATTTATTATGTTGTTTAATCATTCTTTCGTCTGTAGTCGCTCCTTGAGGCGTAGGTACTCCCAGTACAGGAACACTATTGGAGAACTTAGGACTAATAGAAAGCAAATTAATAGGATAATCAGTGGGTAGAAAATGGCTTCCTTCAGTCTCGATAGTAATAAAGATATTTCTTTCATTAGCAAAGTGTGTTAATTCGTTTACAAGTTTTTTATGCATAGTAGGTGAACCTCCAGTTAACATCATTTCTGATATTTGAGGATTCTTATCGTACATTTCTATAATATCGTTAAACGAATATTGACCTTTTTCTGGATGAATACTTGTATACCAAGAATCACACCAACCGCCTTCACCAAAATAACATCTGTGAGTACATCCTGTAGTCCTAATTACTACCGTTGGGTATCCTGCTCTTGAGCCTTCTGATTGGACTGCAGTATATATTTCTACAATCGGTAAGTTTTTATCATAATCTTCTATTCTACCTAGGGACATATAGTGCTGAGTTTTTACCGTGTTCTCTAAATTCTACTTTTATAACTTTTACTCTACCTTCAGTTTCCGTCTCTATGAACGGAGCTAGCTTTTCGTATATATATTGTGAGAACTTCTCTGCTCCTGTAGCAGGTACTACTCTAACCTGTGCTATACCCTTCTCATCTAGCTTTAATGCTTCAGGTAAAAATGGATCGTCTTCTGCTATCAAGTATGTATGATCAAACATATAATCCATCCATGCTTTAGGTGATTTTCCGTCAATTAAGGTTTTAGCTCTTTTCATTCCTCCAAAGTCCCAGACCCAATTACGATTATCTAATTCTCCTTCAAACCAGAGTTTAAATGATACTCCATAACCGTGAAGAAATCTACAGTGAGTTGTTTCGGCTTTCCATTGACGAAAGACGGTACTAAATCCATCGAATACTTTTGTTGATTGATATTTTGCCATAACTTATTTTTTATACTAATTCTTCTATTATACCTACTATTTCAGATAATATAAGAAGAATAGCTGAGGTTACCAAATTAAATGGTATAAAACAGTATCCTAGTATTCTAATACCGGATTTAATAAACGATACAATCTGGTGCTTCTTTGCATCAGGGTAGTTAATCGATTCATCAGATGTAATTTTGTTTTGATGTATACGGTTCGCTAAGTATTGCTCTTCCGTCATTCTGCGAGACTCTACATCATAGAGATCATTCTCGACTTCCTTTAAGTCCATCATTTTCGTGTTTTTTAAGTGGTGCTGTGACACTGTCGTCTAATTATACTATAATATAAGAAAGTTATTTCTAATTTCCAACTAGATTATATAATTTTCTTCTAACCCATACCTCCAAAATCCAAATGCATCTCCGGTAAGATTTAAATACCAATAAATATGTTTATCTATATATCTCTCAACCTTTAATAGCCTCCTCTTATATAGTATTCTACCTAGCATTCCATCTTCACCATATCTTGTATTATCTGGTATTTCTTTCCATGCTTCTTTTGCTATATCTGTTTTAATAACACATTTGCAGTCTGTAGGTGCTACTATATCGAAACCGTACATATTCTCCCATCTTTCCGCGTACCTCTTTCTAAAATCACATACTAACATTTTGCCGGGGATACTTTCGTTAGGTTTTCCATCAAATTCTTGTACCATTCTATACGATACAGAGTCTGGTTGGAATTCTAATTCTTTCATTATATGATGTATACCTAAAGGGTGAATCCAATCATCATCATCCCACTGTACGCTGTAAGGCATAGTAGACATTTCATAAAGAAGTCTTCTTTTCTTACCTAAAGGCATTTCTTTTTGATCTGAAAGGTATATTATTTCTACTTTATCGCCAAAAGGTTCTGCTTGTCTTTTTAGCTCAGCTAATAGAGGATTAAAAACATGAGAACGAGAAACAGTTGTTGGAATCTGTATAGATAACATTAAAAGTCTAAGTTTGTAGTAGCAGTAAAACTCCCAGAGAATGTTAATGGTGAATTTTGACCGTACTTATTATGTAACATTTTAACTGAATCAGCCTGTAGTGAGTAACTACCGGATAAATGTTCTGTAGGATTATAAATTACTTCACTAGCATTTGCAAAGACTACTTCTTGCATTTTAGCTGGTGTTAATCCTGGGGATGACTGTGCATATAGAGCTACTACACCGCATACTTGTGGAGCTGCCATTGATGTACCATTTAATATAGATTCCCAATACGCACCGTTATGAGTATAAGAACCTCTTGCGTATCCTGAGGTATTACTTACTGATGAAAGTATACGTGAACCGGGTGCATAAATGTTTACTCCAGGTCCGTGATTTGAAAAAGAAGCTCTTTTATCTATGTAGTTACTTCCAGATTGTACTTGATCTTCATCAATACATCCAACCATAAAAGCTTTATCAGAATAAGGTGATGAACCTCTAGAATAATATCTCCATTGAGTATTTTTAATCAATGCTTGATTATTATAATCAGCTCCTGAAGGTACATCTATCTTATGATTACTATTTCCTGAAGCAATTATTACGTGGATGCCTTCTTCTACCATTTCTTCAATATCGGTATCTACAGAAGTTATTCTTACTGGGTGTTTCCATGTGCCTAACAAACCTATACTAGGCGCAAATTCGTTTAGCCCAAACGCTTTAAGTTCTCCTCCAAAGGAGTTTTGTATGACGGTAGAACTATATGACGTTCCTCTATAATTTACTGCGTATGCTGTAGAGCCTCCTGTAAATTTTGCAGAATACCCCCAAGACATATTGACTACTGTCGGTCTTTTATACCCGGTAGCAGGGTCAATAGCCTTTTGTCTGTGGAATAATTTAATTGCATCTAATGCATAACTATCATCTATTCCAGTAGCACCGTCACCAGAGCCTTCTAAACCTCTTATTTTTAAGGAGTATATTTTTGCATTCTTAGCCCATCCAAAGGTTTTTCCTGCTGCTATACCTGCACAATGAGTACCGTGACCATCATTATCTCTTTCATGGTTAGCATTTTGAGTAAATCCTGTATGAATAGAACCCCAATCTATAAATGTATACCTGGATACTCCATGCTGATCTTCCCATTCTGGATGATCAGTTTGTACTCCGGAATCAACAATAACTACGTCTACTCCTTTTCCATCTAAAGTATAATTATAAGTTTCATCTATAATTTCATTACCGTTATAGGTATTATCTTTAGTATTGCATCTTAATAGTCCCCAGTTTTTATCTCCTGAAGATAATGAAGGGCTTCTATTATACGATCCGCTAATTATAGCTCCGTGTTCTTTTACTATATCATTTCTCTGTTCAGGTGGTATTTCAATATCTAAAACACTAGGATGTTCTAAGAGGTCATCTTTTTCAGCTTCTGTCAACCAGTAGTGTGTTTGGCGATAACTACCTAATCTCGGATTGGCTATTTCCACTTGCCTATTAGGTACATTATCTTTTTCTGTAATTTCTTTTAGATCTTCCCAAAATAAATCATAGTCTACTTCTTTATGAAGGATAATATTATATTCTCTCTCATTAAATTCTGGCATACAAATTTATTTTATAGTGATCCTATAGCTGCTTGAAATTCTGCGTATGAACCTGTAATAAATGTTTTAAGCTTTTCTATACTAATATAGTCTGATGCAATACTTGCTGATGTTTGAATTACTGTTGCTGAGCTCGCACTTAATGCTGTTCTTTGTGTATGAGCTGAGCTAGATAAGGCTGTATCTCCTGCTACATATTCACTTCTTAATGCAGTTGCTGCTGAACTACTTAACGCACTATCTGCTGCTATATATTCTGTTCTTATTGCAGATGCTTCAGAACCAGAATTAGCTAATTTTATCCAATTACCTCCGTGAGCAAAATACCCTAATCCAGTAGCATGTACATGTGCGAACATTCCATGGTAGTCAGCTGCAGTTGGTAGATCTCCTTCTGTAGCATAAACATTAGAAAATTGTATCTTTTTACCTGGTAAGTCTACTATTCCTCCTGAATGAGAAACGTTTGATGAAATCACACTGTCTATTGCTGTATCTAATGCTCCTGAGATTGCTGTTCTTTGTGTATGAGCTGAAGCTGATATTGTAGCAGTTGTTTCTGCACTTTCTAAAGTAACAATTCTAGTATTTAATGAAGAACTCAAAGAAGTGTCACCAGCTAAAAATTCTGTTCTTAATGCTGATGCATTAGATGATGAAAATGCTGTATGTGTTGCTGTAGGTAATTTAGTACCTATAGTAGTTGCTATAGAAGCTGAAAATGTTGCATCATCTCCTAAAGCTGCTGCTAATTCATTTAACGTATCTAAAGTTCCTGGTGAGCTATCTACTAATGCTGCTACTTTAGCATTAATGTAGGTGTTTTGTGATGCACTTAACGCACTATCTGCTGCTATATATTCAGCTCTTAAAGCACTTGCGCTTGAACCACTTAATTCGTTTCTTCTTACATCTGCAGAAGTAGATAATGCTGTATTAGCACTTGATGCTAATCCTTTAATTGCTTCTCTCTGTATGTGTGCAGAACCAGATAATACTATATCTTCAGATACTCTTTGAGAATGAGCTGAACTACTTAAAGCAGTTATGTTTGCGTCTAAGTGAGTATCTGCTGAAGCTGAAAGTAATGATATTTCAGAATCTAAATGACTATCAGTTGAAGCTGATAAAGCACTAATATTGGCATCTAAATGTGCATCTACTGAAGCACTTAATATTGTGTCTAAAGCTACTCTATGAATATGTGCTGATTGTGAGTTAGCAATAATAGCATCTTCTGCAGCATCTAATGAAGCTGATACGTTAGCATAGTTTCCTAATGCTAAAGAATTATGCATTGTTACTGATCCTGAAAAGCTATGTGTGTCTGTTGCATCATCCCCGAAAGCTGTAGAACCAGACTTATATAATACGGTAGATTGAGTTAATTCTGTAATAAATGCTCTTGCTTTTACATCACCGGTAACTGTTAAATCACCTCCAACTGTTTGACTACCGGTAACATGCAAACTACCGCTAAGTTTTATTGACCCTGTGAGTGGAGAACCTATTCCATTCTGCACTAATTGACCATCGTCAACTTGCACTAACTTATAGTAAGTGTCTTTTATTGTATTTCCTGTTAAAGTAGCCATGAATTATGTTTATTTATAAATAGTACTAGAAATTCTTATAAACAAAAGGGTCTCTCTTTTTAAGTTCCTTTAATCTCTCTTGAAATTCTTTTTCTTTCTTTTCTTTTAAAATCTTCTCTTTTTTTTCTTTGTCTGTCATAATTTCTGTATAAGATGATTATTGATAACTAAAAAATCTATATTAGATTTCATAAATCTTGATATAGCTTGTTCTGGGGACATTGTTATAGTTTGATCTTTTAAATTAAACGAAGTATTAAGTAGTATAGGAGATCCAGTTAACCTCTTAATTTCATCTAATAATAAATAGTAACGTTCGTTTTGTTCTGGTGTTACTGTATGTACCCTTGCTGAATTGTCAATATGAACAGCTGAAGGTATCCTTTTAGTCTTAGCTTGAACTACTATGTTCATATATGGAACTTCTTCTTTTAGATCAAAATATTTACTTGCTTCATCAGCTTTTACAGAAGGAGCAAAAGGTCTAAACCCTTCTCTTTTCTTTATAACATAATTTAATTTTTCTCTCATCTTAGGATCTTGAGGAGCTGCTAATATAGACCTATTACCTAATGCTCTTGCTCCAAATTCCATCCTGCCTTGAAACCATGCTACTATTTTCTGTTTAGAAAGCAACTCAGCAGTTTTTTTAACTATTAAATCATCAGACAGTCTAAACGAAGTTATAAAATCAGGCCATTTTTCTTGAAAGTCATTAATAGCCTTGTGTATTTCGATATCTTTATAGTCTGGTCCTAAATACGGATTACTATTATCCTTACGTTCTCCTTTATAGTGGTGTAAACATGCACCTATAGCTGATCCTGCATCTGATGGAGAAAAAGGGATATGTACTGAGTCAAAATATTTATAAGCTAAAGCATTTGCTACTCCATTATAGGCACATCCTCCTCCTAAACATAAATTAGGTGACTTCGACATATTTTTTGCAGTTATCAGCAATTTAGTAAATTGATATTCATACCATTTCTGTAAAGCTGCTGCTAAATCTTTGTGTTCCTGAGTAACTGGTTCTTCTGGAAATCTAGGAAGTATGCCAAGTGCCTTAAATAAGTTTTTATTAAACATTACTTTATCAGAGTATTCCCAAGAGAATGGTTTAGTATTTAATCTAAACTGATTAGATGTATTTTCTACTAAACTCATTAACTTACCTAAATATACATCTGGATTACCGTATGGTGCTAATCCCATAATTTTATATTCTCCTTCATTAGGTTTAAACCCTAAATACGCAGTAATAGTAGAGTATACTAATCCTAAAGAATTAGGATATTTAATAGATTGCATTTTCTGTACTTTGCCGTTTCTACTTCTATATACTGCTGTGGTATCCCATTCACCTACTCCGTCGACTGTTAGTATTGCAGGATTTTCATAGGGACTTGTATGTAGGCTAAAAGCTGCATGAGAAGTATGATGGTCGGTGTATACTATTTCACCTTTAAACCCACCTCTTCTTAAAATAGTTTCAGGATTATATTTTTTATAATCTCTTAAATATCTATACCTTAACAATAACGTTTTAAAGAAATGTTTATTAAAAGTAGTAAGTACTCTATCTTTTTTTAATTCAGGATTTTCATACCAACAGACTTGATCTACTGCTTTAAGAGTTGTTCTAGTATACCTTAAACACCAATTAATAGCATTAAAAGGAAATGAACTGTCATGCTTAATTCCGGTAAATCTTTCTTCTTCTGCTGCTGCAATAACTTTACCGTCTACTACTAAACAAGCAGCTGAGTCATGGTAAAAAGCAGATATTCCTAACTGTATCATATTATGTTGTATCCTCTTTTAGGTTCCTCTGGGAGTTTTATACTACTGTTAAAGTAATTCTTTGAGATAAATTTGGCAAATTGCCAATGTCCTTTTATACTAAAATGATCATCAGCAGTACTACCATTAGATGCTACTCTTGAAGTTTCAAACATTTCGCCTTTTTGAATATTAGCAAAAGAGAGCTTATACGGTAAATGTATGTATTCTACTTTTATTGATTTAAAAAATATACCGAAATCAGAGAATATACTAGAAAAGTACTTACCAAAAGGATTTAGTTTCTTATATCTATGGTCGTATATAAAGTTAAATATACTTTTTATTTCATCTTGATTATTAAAATAATTTTTGTCAAAAGGAACTCCAAATTCAAGTGCATCTACTAATTTACCATTCGTAACAGAAACAATTTCATCTTTATATTCATTATAAACCTCTATTCTATCCGGTACAGTTTCTAGTAAAAATACTTTATCACCTTCTTTAATATTCGGCAATGCTTTAATAACTTGATTAATTATAAACTGTGGACTTGCTCCTCCTTGAGCATAATTTTTATACTTTAAATCTAATCCTTTAGCAATTAATCTAGGCCAAATACTAGAGGTTTTATACAAAGTGTGACCACATGTAAAACTATCTCCGAAAAAATGTGCCGTTGATTTCATATTACTGAAGTGTTTGTGGAGAATATCGGAGTCGAACCGATGACCTCCTGCGTGCAAGGCAGGCGCTCTAGCCAGCTGAGCTAATCCCCCTACCTACTATATAGAGCGGTTTCTTCTTCTGTTCTCCCACTCTACTCTCTTTGTCGCTCCCAACATCTTATACTTTTCAATTCTTCTATTAAAATCATTTCGAGTACTATTAGTATGTGGGTTTCCTGTACTTGTGTTATCGTTATTGCTCATGCTCTGCTAATAATTTTTTAACATGTGCTTTCGCAATTGCGTAATCCACAGGTCCAGTTTCGTCTTCATACTGAACGGGATCATCAACACCCAACTCAATAAACGCTTCAATTCTTTCCACCGATGATGCAGACTTGTAGTCTGAGTTACCGGACGGGTAAGGTTTGTAAGACGTGTTTGTTCTCTTGTATACTTGTACAAAATCCAGTTCCAATGCATCTATAAGTAATTGTCCATCTTGTAAAATTCCTAATTTATCTGTATCTAAGTAAGGAGTAAAGTACCCTACTTTATCAGCTTCCCAGTTACCTAATCTAAAGGCATTATCGTCTGCATCTCTAAACTCTTGTCTACAGTCTGGATAAATAGCATGATCACCTGCATGTATTCCTAAAGCAATATCAGTATCATTTCCATTCGCATTTGCAGCAGATAAAGCTACAGCTTGAACTAATGAAGCGAAAATTTTATTACGATTAGGTACTACAGTAGCTTTCATGTTATCTTCTTCGTAATGACCTTCCGGTACATCTTCTCCTCCTTCTACAAGGTTAGAATTTAACAGATTTACTAAACCGTCTAACTTAATAACTTGATAGTTAATCTTGCAACCTCCAAAACATTCATTATCTGAAGGACAAGTTTCATTAATATAATCTACTAATGATTGTGCTCTTTCAAGCTCTACTCTATGCTTTTGACCGTAATCAAACGATATAGCAGTTACTTGATCATACTCTTTTAAACATCTGAGTAATAATGTAGAGGAGTCCATCCCTCCGCTTAGACTAACAACAACATTTTTTGCCATTTCTATAAATATTAAAATTTGCCAGGTATTATAAACGTATAGGCTAACGTTAAAATTACTTCATCATAGAAGTAATCTTGTCTGTGATATTATTATATGTATCTACATAGGTTTTAACACTTTTATACTCTTTGTTAGAGTTAAGTAACTCTGTAGCTACTTTTTTTAGAGCGTAAGTAAAGTTACCGGGGTAACATATAGTCTTAATATAAGGTGTATTATTTTCACCTTTAATTACTCTCTCATAAACTGTATATCCACCACTAGCTGAGTTAGTTATAAAAAAAGGTTCCATTGCAGGATCTTCTATAACTGTATCAGTAGCTGGAATTGAATCTGGTCTTCTTAGCATAACTTATTATTTATTTGTTAATTAAATTTTTTAAATCTTGAGATGAAAGTACACCTGTTTGATTAGCTGTTATCTCAGCATCATTATTATTCAATACAATAGTAGCAGGTATCGATCTTATGTTATACTTAGCAGCAAGTCCTGAGGTATCTTTATCTACATCTATTTCCATAAATTTAAACCTATCACTTAATTCCTCTTTTACTTTATTCCAAGTAGTATCGTACGCTTTACAAGGTCCACACCAAGTAGCATAAAACTTAATTACTGTTTTTGCGCCCATAATTGCCTCTTTGATTGTTTGATTGTTTTTTATAGTGATCCATTTTAGAAAACTTCTTTTTAGGTTTAGAATCTGTAGTACCGGAAGTACTCTTTCTCCACTCTAACCATTCTTTTAATTGTGTAATTCTTTGTTTAGCTGATGCCATATTATAACTTTTTTATATATATACAATATAAGAACTTTTACCCGGGATTCCTACTTAACTAAGCAAAAGTTAACGGTATTGGAGATACATCGCTTCCTGATCCTATAGTGTTATTAACGTGTGTCCATGTTTCTGGACCGCTACCTAAAGTTACTATCTCACAATATGCTTCTTGCTGTAGATTAGAACCTGTTCCTGGAGTTTGTCCATGTTGTACACATATTCCATTATATCCTGACCAAGTTACAGTAGAGGTATAGGTGTATGTACCGGGTGATACTGTTCCTATATTAGACATTGCTATTTCTATTGGGTCTATACCGTAAAATAACGGATTATGTAAGAATCCAGCATTACATTTTACTTGTCCTCCTGTCCATACCCTTGGTGTCCCTAACTCAACATCAGCAGTATCTACAGTATAGTTAATTGCTAGTGTTCCAGTGTAAGAACCAGTAATAGTTGTGTTAGAAATCGTTAAACTACCGCTATTAATAGTTACTCCTCCTACTAAAATACTAGTATCATTTATACTAACGATTTGTGTAGCTCCTCCATTGTCTAATGCCAATGTCATTGTTTCAGTACCTTCTGTTGTATTATCTGCTACTAATGTAACTATAGTTTGAGCTGTATTTCCATTGACGGTAAAATTACCTGTTAAGTTACCTGTAATATCATTACTATCTATACCTGTTATAGTAAATGGCAGTACCGTTCCGTTTGCAACATTAGCTGTAGTAAGAGTAAAAATTACAGTGTCTCCTTCATCTACTGGAGTAGTAGCTGAAATGCTATAAGTTGCTGCTGGTTGTGTACTAGTATCGTTAATTACTACTGTTTCTGGGTCGCAAGAAAAATCATCTAAATCAATAGTTAAAGTCTCCTGTCCTTCTGAGGTAGCATCTGCTGCTATTGTTAGATCTATAGTACCCACTTGGCTAGTAACTATAAAATTACCTGTCAAAGAGCCGGATGATAAGTCTGATTGTGAAATACCTGTAATTGTATACCCTACTGGTGTTCCTCCGTCTACTCCTGTTGTGCTTAAGGTAATAGTCAAATCATCTCCTTCATTTACTGTTGCTTTTGAAGCTGATAGGTTATATGTTCTTGTAAAACCTTCAAATCTACCCCAAAATGCATCAGAAGCTGTATGGGTAAATCTTGTAACTGTTAATGGGTTGTCAGTAGAAATTAAAGTTCCTCCTGTCTCTTCTGTGTACCATCCATTAAAAGCAGTATAATCTGGATATACAAAGCTTGCTTGTATAATCATACTAGAAACATTATCAAAATCTACTGTTTGGGATACAGAGCTTGTTGTAGGTCCTGCAGCGATTGGTGAATTAATCTGAACAGTATTAGTAAGTGAACCAGAATTAGCTACTGTAAAGTATCTTTTACTAGGATTAAAAAGAGTATTAGAAAAACTAGAAGTAACATTAGCACACGAACCTGAGTCTGTTACTTTAGCCCAAAAGGTATTAACTCCATCTGGGACTGTTACAGTTACTCCAACTCCTGATAATGTAGCAGGTGAAATATCCTCTGCAATTAAATTTGGTGCGGCAATTGTTGAATGGTATAGTGACATTGAAGTAATATCTCCACCAATCGTGTTTGCATATAATCTTATACTCTTTGACATATATATAAATAGCTATCCATCACAACTTAAACAGTCTAAAGATGTTCTACTACCTATATCGCCGTTTATAACTGAATCTGTTCTTAAATAATACAATGTTTTGATTCCTAATCTCCATGCAGCTTGGTGAACCTCGTTAATAAACTTAGGTGAATCTGTTGGATCAAAAGCTAAGTTCAATGACTGCGTTTGATCTATGTATTTTTGTCTTGCTGCTGCTTGTTCTACTAATTGTAGTTGGTTTATTTCTGCAAATGTTAAAAATATAGGTTTATCTTCGGCTGGCATTACATCTTCTGGTAAATTAGCGATAGACCCTCTATCTTTCATAATTTGATCCCATACTTCTTCTGTATTAGCACCTTTTTCATTAAAATACTTTTCTAAAGCTGGGTTTTTCCTAATAAATGTACCTTTAGCTGAATTAAATGTATAAACATTTGCTGGGACAGGTTCAATACCTGCTGATACTCCTCCTGCTATAGTACTATTTGAAACAGTCGGGGCTACAGCGAGTAAATGTGTATTTCTCATACCAGTTCCTCTACACCATACAGGTTCTCCATATTCATCAGCAAGTTTTCTAGAAGCTCCTTCTGCTTTATTTCTAATATCTGAAAATATCTGATGTGTGAGTGATGTTGCTGCTATTGAATTAAAAGGTATCTTTTTATTTTGCAATAAAGTATGCCATCCTAAAACTCCTAAACCAATTGCTCTTCCTTTTTTAGCTGATCTATGTGCTCTAGCTAGTGACTCCCTACCGGAAGTTTTACCTAAAAATTCCTCTAAAACACCATCAAGAAAATATATAGCCGTCTCTACTAAATCTGTATTTTTCCATTCGTCGTACTTAGTTAAGTTAACTGAAGATAGACAGCATATAAAAGAATGTTCTTCATCTGTAAATAAAGTAATCTCAGAACAAATATTAGTCATTGAAACTTCGAGGTTATTTTTTTTGTATGCTGCTGGATTGTTATTATTAACATTATCTTTATACATAATGTAAGGTTCTCCAGTTTCTACTCTAGACTTAAGTATTTTAACCCATAATCCCATTGCCTCCGGTTCTCTATGCTCAAGTTTCTGCATAAAGCTATCATCCACTACAACACATTGATGAAGGTTTAGACACTGTCTGTTCGGGTCTCCTTTTGGTCTTCGTATTTCTAAGTACTCCTCTATATCGGGGTGATTAATATCAAGATTAACAGATGCTGCTCCTCTTCTTACTGCTCCTTGATTAGTAGCTATAATAGTAGAATCGTATATCTTAGCCCATGGAACAACTCCTTCTGATTGACCGACAGATCCATCTCCAATTTTCTCACTTCTGCCTCTAACTCTTGATAAACTAATTCCTACTCCTCCTCCTAAAGAGGTCAGTCTCATTAACTCAGCGTTAGTAAGACCGATTCCTCTAATAGAGTCGGGGGTATCGATTCCAAAACATGATATAGGTAAACCTCTATCGGTTCCGGTATTCGATAAAACAGGTGAGGCTAAGTTCAACCAACCTTTCCACATATAACGAAAAAACTTATTCGCTAAATCAGGTCGATCTAATCTTCTTGCTATTGTATCTGCTACTCTTCGGTAAGCTTTTCTTGGGTTTTCATCTGGTAGTAAATATCCTTTAGAAATAGTTGCTAACGAAACTTCGTTCATCCATTCTGGATAATCCTTACCTGCTTCCCACTGGGAAGTATCTACTATTATGCTCATGTTTTTATATTAAAATGCGTTAGACCAATCTAAATGTCCTTTACTGTAATTTGTTACTCTGTTAGCAAAGAAATCAGTATGTTGTTTTCCAGCTATAACTGCATCAAACCATTTCATAGTTTTTAATGCTCCTTTATCAATATCTTCTGATGGTACGATTGGTGTGAGACCTAAGTCTGACATTTTAGTATTTATTCTATGTTTGATAAAGTTTTTTAATTCTTCCCTACCTAAATTTTCTAGGTCTCCCATTTCAAATACTTTATCTATGAAGTCAAACTCTAATTTCATACTCATTCGAGCTGCATCTTCTATTTCGGAAACTAGTTTTTTTGTTTTAAATTTAGGTTCTTCTTTCATTAACGTCCTGAATAACCAACAACCAGCATCAGAGTGAAGCGATTCATCTCTAACAGACCATTCTACTATCTGTCCAACACCTTTAAGTTTATTTCTCATCTTAAATGAAAGTAAAACTGCGAACGAACTAAATAAGTTCACACCTTCTGTAAATGCAGAAAAAATTGCAAGAGACTTAGCTCTTTCATGCCAATTAGCTGTTCCGTCGTCATTATCTCTAACATTCATTAATGCTTCTATCTTAGCCATGGTAGCTTCATCTTCTAAGAATTCTGAAAAGTTATCTAAACCGAGTTGTTCATTAAGTAAAGAGTATGCTTCAGCATGAATAGTTTCAGATGAACCTAAAGTAGTCCCCATCATGATAATCTCAGGTTTCCTAAACCACTTAGTTACTAATGTAGACCAATAATCATTAACAACGGTTTCTGTTTGAGCAAAACCTTTTAGGATCTGTCCCACAACGTTTTTTTCATGGTCTTTCATATTAGACTTCCAGTCAGTTACATCTTGTGCCATTGGTACTTCTGTGTGTAACCAGTGTGCTTGTTGTTGCTTTAACCAGTAGTCGTATGCTTGTGGATATTCGAAGGGCTTGTAGACAACTCTTTCTTTTAATAAACTCATATATCTTTATATATTGTTGGTTGTGTTAGACAAAAATGTCTGCATAAGGTAGTGCTCAGCAGACCTTAATAAATAGATTATATATTCCACTTTATGCTTTATTTTTATTAATATTTTTAAAATAATTTATTCATAGTCTCTCTATCTAAAGAGAATTTAGGTCCTGCATTAGGATCTTCAAGTTCATCATGTGTCATCGCCTTGCCTTCAAATTCAATACGACCGTTATTGGTATCCATTTTTATATTATATGTCATACCGTCTTGACCGTATCTATTTTTCATAACATGAACTCTTCCTGTTCCTAATACTTTATCTTCTTTTTGTCTGGATAGTGATATACAAATATCTGCTACCATCATTTTATCGTAACTACCAGCAGCTTTATCTCCTTCAATGACGCTATCTCTAGCACCCATTCTATTTACTTGTGACGGAGTTAAAATAGGGATCTTAAGTTCTTTTGCTAATCCTTTTGTAGCAATAAATACATCGTCAATTTCATCTTTTCTTTCTGAGTTTCTTCCTCTAGAAGGAGCTTTTAAGTAATCGACATAGTCAATAATAATAATATCAGGTTTATGATCCATATCCGTACATTTCTGAATATGTGATTTAATCGTATTGACTGATGCTCCTTTAGGAGGGTATTCTTTTACTATTAGTTTACCTTTGAGGTTATCAACATATTTTTGAACTTCTTCCCTATGTTCGTTAATCTCATCGATAGTATAACCAGTGAAATAACAATCGAACCTTTTACCCACATAATCTTCTCCGAGTTCCAAAGTGTAATAATTGACTTTATAGCCCATCTGAACAGCATGAGCAGCAATAGCAACCATAGTCCAAGACTTACCACCTCCCGGAGAGCCAAAAACAATACCCAAGTCACCAGGTCCAAATCCACCTTGGATACCATCATTGAAGACAGGCCAAGGAGTAGGAATAGTAGGACGGTAGTTGTCACGATAACGTGTTTCAATATCTTTATTATATTCATGTCCAATATTTTTATCCATACCAGCCTTCATAGCTTTTTCAATAGTATTTCTTATACCATCAAAATCACTTTCCTTTAATAAGTCAGCTGAATTAAGGATTGCGTTTTTCATTTCTTGATTCTGGCAGAATTTATTAAACTCTTCTTGCACGTATGCTACATCGTCTGTAGATGCTTCGTAAGAGTGTCTTAATTCTTCCTTAAGTGCTACTTTAAGCACTTCGTTCTCTACTTTCTGTAGCTTTACTTTAAGTACATCCATTGTAATATTGGTATGGTACTTATCAAAATAACTACATACTTCTGAGATAATCCACTTATGTGAATCTGCATCGAAGTAATGATCGTGGAGTACGTCTCTAACATTCAGTAAGAATGTTTTATCGGTAAGGAGCGATCCTAATACTTTTAGTTGAAATCCTTTTCCGTACTCTTGAAGTCTTTTTAATGTCATCTATAACCGTTTTAATGTTCTATTAATATAATTAATTTTTGCCTAATAACCAACTAGATGATTGTATTTTATTCCCTAATCCGTCAATTAATTCTATTCCGTACTGTTCACACACTTTTCTTTCTGGAATCGTATCATTATTTTGATCTCCACCATTAGCGAAAGCTAATTTATATGTTTCGTGAAACTTACTAAACATTAGTTTTAAACTTTCTACTTGTGTGCTATCTTTATCTACAGAAATCCAAGCCATATCTACAATAGTTAGAGCTCTAATAATAGCAATTCGTTCTTCTTCATCTTGAAAAAATTTAGATCCTTTTAATTCTCTCTGGTGATCATTATTTACAATTACAATTAAAGCATCACCAGCTTCTTTTGCTTTTTCAAATAACTCAAGATGACCTTTGTGCAGCGGATTAAAGTACCCGCTAACTATTATTGCTTTTTTCATAACTTTCTGCGATTAATTGTTTAAACTTAGTTGTTGACCATCCATGGTCTCTATTCATATAATGAATAGGTATTTTAAGATTATCTCCAGTAAAAGGTTTATTAATATAATCATCACCTAAGAACCTCAAATCGAATTCTCCTAATTTTAATAAATCTAGTAACTGTTCTTCATACGTATATCTGATAACATCATCTACGTACTTAATGCTTTCTAACATTTCTTTTCTTTCATCGGGTGAAAGTATAGGTTTAAGTTTATGAGGTCTCTCTATTGAAGGATCAGTATGTAAGAGAATAATTAAACAGTCACAGTTTTCCTTCATTTCTTTAAACATCGCAATATACCCTGGGTGTAGTACGTCAAAATTTCCTGCTATTACTCCTTTTATCATAAACTATTATTTTTATACATAAAAATGTCATCTACTAAATAATCTATACCTTTCATTGCTTCGGGTAAGTTTACATTTGAAACATCTTTTCTTATTACTTTTAATCTTTCTATAATTTCTTCTCCACTCATGATACAGCTGTTAAATGTCGAAAGTTTTCTAACCAACCTTCTGTATTCTTTGTTACTCCTTCAATTTTATCTTGATCTAGTAGACTTAAAAATACTCCTGTCTGCAGATCCGGTATTGGTGCGTTAATTATTGCATTAACATATTCTTTTTCTTTATCATCTAAAGCTGTTTGGTGTAAATCCATCAACTTAAAGTTAGTTTCGACTCTATCCCATTGAGTAATAATTTTAGGAAATATCTTTTTACTTTTTTTCTCGTCTAGTTTAGCTTCACATATACCGTAAACATAATCTAAATCTGTTACTTCACTTAATAGTTTAGGAAATTCAGATACAATAGTTTTAATACCTAATCCTTTTACTCCTTGTAAATTATCTGAGTTATCTCCAACTAATGCCTTTACTATATTATAATTTTCAGGTAATACTTTTAGTTCATCAAATATATTATCTTTTGTAAAAGTTTTCTTTTTAACAGGTGCATATACCTCAACAGTATCGTCTACTAACTGTAAAAAGTCTTTATCTGATGAGACGATAGTGCATTTCTTAACATTAGAGGCGGAAGCTTTTTTAGCAATCCAAGCCATTATATCATCAGCTTCTAATTTTTCCATTACTATTTGCTGCAAAGGTAGACACTCTAGATAATCTTTAGTTCTAAGTAGTTGATTAATTAAAGCTTCCTGTTCTTCTTCTCTAGTATCATATAATCCCCAATGAGTTATTCTAGATGAAGCACGTTGTGCTTTATAGTTAGGGTCTATATTCTGCCTGTTACCTGATCCTCCTTTACCGTCCCACACTACTATCACTCTAGTTGGATCAAATATCCTAGTTACATACCCTAAAGAGCGAAGAAAGCCCACTAAGCCTCCTATATGGGTGCCAGTGGGATTCATCGCCTTGAGTAACGAAAAGCTACGAATTAACATATTCATAGCGTCTATGACCAAAATATGGTCGTTCAACTCTCGGGGTGGGGTCTCTTTTAAATTTTTTAATATATCTCCGTAATCTTTCATATTAAATTTGTTGATCTTCTATATGAAGTTTTATTATTTTTATTTTCATCTGGAAATAATGTATCAAGGGAGTTAACTTTACCGCAGTTTTGTGCGCATGTAATTTTTTTCCCTTCACTGACTTTATTTTCCCAACTATCATTATAAAGGTTTTTTAACACCTTATTTTTAATAATATTTTCTAGTGTATTAGAAGCTAAACTAAATTTATCAAATCCTACAGCTTCCATACTACCTAGCAATTGCCTTGATGCTACAGGTACGTAATTACCTGCTAAATACTCAGCTCTTTCTCTATAAAACGCTACTGCTACAAAGCAACATTGATGTACAAAACCATCTACCTCTACGTATAAATCGTTTTGATTACATCTAGGTATTATTTTAGTATTATCAGCAATTTTTATTGTTTCACGGTCCAGATCTGTAAATCCACCGTCTTTAGAGCCTTCGCCAAAAGGTTCTATTGATTCTTTTATTACCTTAGCATTATCTTTAATATACGAAGGCTTGTAATCCGATACATCAGTTGGATAAATCCAATACTGTATACCACCTTCATTATTCTGGACTGGTACTGGGGTAATATTTTCTCCGTCATCTAAATTTATAGGAGCCTTAAAAATAGGTTGAAGGTTTAAACCAGCAAAGAAGATTTTTGCTTCATCTATTTGATGTTCATTATGTTTAAATACCAAAAATTCCAGTACTGTGTTTTCTTTTCTCGTAAGAGTAGATTGATATGCTTCAATATTTTTAATCAACTTATCCCACTTAACGTTTCTGCGGTATATATGATTAGTATCTTTTAACCCATCTACACTAAATACAGCTCTAACTTCTGTAGTTTTAGAATTGTTTGCTGCGGTTGCTACTTTTTTCCAGAAAGCAGGGTTTTTCATCCCTCCATTTGTGTGGAATTCTATCTTAAAAATATTTTCAAATTGACCACAGTATTCTAATATCTCTGGAAGATCTGGATTAGTAGCAGGATCTCCATGATTTCCACAGAAGTTTAGGTACTTCACCCTTTTCATTATAGAAACTGGAAACCACTCTTTAAATGTTTTAATATCTATATACCCCAATGTTAAACTACTGGGAGTTAAAGGTGTATTAGTTTCAAATCTTGGGCAACAGGGGCATGCAGCATTACAGAGAGTAGATATTTCTACATGTAAATAGTGAATTCTATCTGCCTGTTCTCTTCTTATGGGCTTACCACTCATTAAGTTAATAAACTTGGAGTAATTCTTTCCTCTTCTAAATCGCCTTCTTCTATCAAATCGAAATCTATTGACCCTACAAGTTTTAACCAGTGGTCTTTATGAGCGTCTCTATACTTGTCGATTGCTTTTTTATCATCTTCTATAAAACCATGTGAAGTCATTACTACTCTGCCTCTAGACTGTACTCCTCCAATGTGATTCTTTTCTATCTGAATATTAGTTCTTTTAGCGAATTCTACTTGAAGACCGTCCTTAATAGCTTTAATCTTTGATGTACCTGGATTAGTAATATTACCGAAAGTAACAACTAATGTAGCATCGTACCACATAGACATTCCTCCTTTATTCTGTAACTTAGGTTGACCCATTGGATGCTCAGGTTTCATAGTCCATACTTTATTAATAGCTACTAATGTATTAGTATAGGGAGAGTTTTCTTTTCTAGATAATAGAATCTTTTGATTAAGATTATTACCAAATTGAGTAGACATTGCTCCTGCATTCCATTCATTATTATTCTTATTAGAACGTACTGATAGATCACAAGGTATAGATCCAATTGAATCCCAGAAGAAACACATATCATAAGGTAAGTTACCTTTTGTCTGTTCGTCTATTAAGTCAGCCATATGTACAGCTACTTCTTCTATTGTGTTCAATGTACCTCTATCCGCATATAAAAAGAATCCTTCGTAATCAGTAACTACTCCGTTCTCATCTTTTACTTCTTCAAATTCTAAGCCCATTTCTCTAGCATGTTCCCATGACCATTTCATCTCTGAAATAATAAATACAGGTAGAACTCCTTGCTTTTGAGCATTAACTGCTGCTTCTAGTAATGCAGTAGTCTTACCTGTATCACTATGACCTCTTAATAAGGTAATGTGACCTGTTGGTATACCCGGTAATGATGTAATATCTTGAAATGCTTTAGATAAAGGTATCCAACCTTGTTCTTTAAACTTAACTGATGCGTTAGCGAAACCTTTTTTCTTCTTAAAGTTTCCTAAGTTAAAATTCTTTTTGACTGCTGCTGATGCTTTCTTTAGAGTCTCTTCTTTTTTCTTTGCCATATAACTGTTTTGCTTTATATTATAATATAGTGTTAATTTTATTCATATACAACTAAATTAGTGTATTTTTAGTCTCATATAACTCATGAAAATTATGTACAACATTAGGTAAGTCTTTTACCTTAGTTAAGTTTTCCATAAATTCCTTAAATAGGGGGTGTTCTTTTTTAAATACTTCTTTGTTTTTAAAACTATCGTCATCATAAGTCCCCCAGTTTATAACTCGATTGAATTTTACTTCCCATTTAGTAGGAGTTTTTCTTTTATCAAAATAAGTCTTAATTAACTTATAATAATCCTCCATCTCTCTAAAATTACTATCTTGAGTAACAAAAGAAAAACAATACCAATTAATTGTAGGTATTTGAGTGATAAAGTTTAATCGTTCTAAAATTATATCCCATTTACCTCCTACACGTGTTTCATTCTCATAAGTATGTTTAGTAGCAGCATCTATAGAAATTTCGCAGGAATTGACAAACTTATGAATACTTTTCATTTTATCCCATAATTCTTTAGTCCATAAGCTACCGTTAGTATGTAGGTGCATACTTTCTAACTTTTTATATTTATCAGCAGGTAAATTAATCATAAACTTTCTGAAAGAGTTACTAAAGAATGGATCGGCTGATCCGCTTAGGTATAATCTCTTTACAAATGGAGCTAACTCTTCGTTTACTTCTTTTAACTTCTTTTCTACTAGTTTCCTATCTTCACCTTTATACATAATAAAGTCTAACCTACAAGTAGGACATGCATAATTACAACTTCTATCAAATGCAAAATTTACCGTATGGGGTCCGGGTTCACTTTTTAATAACTTAATATTTTTATCTGTCTTAGGTATAAACCTTGGTGATATTTTATTATTTTTTAATTCTGCTAGATACGGACATTGTAGTTCATCACATTTAGAGTATGAACCATCTAATATCGAATCCCTTACTTCTTCTGCTCTATTGGATCTAAAATTACCTTTAATCCCTAAGCCTTGTTCTATGTCTATAGGTAGCCATGAAGGACAACATAACCACTGGTCTTTGTCGTGAACTTCAGTATACCTAAAAGGTGCTGTACAGATGTAGTCGGATTTATTGGCCATAGAACAAAAAAAAAGGCCGCCGAAGCGGCCTGTTTAATTACTCATTAAACAAGTCATCAAACTTGCTTACTGTGGATTGATTACCTGTAGTTGCTGTCTCTAATGTAAAGTCAGTCTTTGCTGGTGCAGTAGGTTCTGCTCCTGCTGGAGGAGTAGAATTTTCTTCTGAACCTGGGTTTAGGTAATTCTGTAGTTGCTTCTTAATGAAGTCGTAATCGTACTGGGTATGTACTTCAGTAGGGTTTGGTTGAGTCTTTAACCATGTATCAACTTGATCGTTATTATCTGATAACGCAGTTTGTTTAGGTTTAATTCTAACAGTAGTAGTAGGGTAAGGGTTACCTTGTTGTTGTTCTACTACTAAATCCCATCCGTTTATTACATCAGTATAGTCACCTACATCTTCATCTTCAGCTAAAGCCAATAATGCTTTATAGATAGTAATACCGAATCCCCATAATCTTACACCTTTATCTTCTTCTCCTCTTACTACAACAGGAGCAAAGATTCTAGTTTTAGGATTAATCTTACCTGAAAGTGACCAATTATCTTTGTCATTAGTCTTTCTCAGTTCTTTAACAAATTCTTCAATAGGATCTTGTTTACCAAAGTTTGATAAAGCAACCATAGGATACTTTCCAATACCGTAATGAAACTTTAATTCCTTAAATGGGAATGTTGGATCATACGCAGAAGGTACAATTCTTAAAGTTTGCTTTCCTAATTCAGGTTTCCAAAAAATCTTTGAATAGTCAGTTTTTTCTTGAGTCTGACCGTTGTTATTCAACTCGCCGAGTTTCGCTTTAATAGCATCTAAATTCATATAACTAATTTTAATTTAACGTTAATACTATAATATAAGAATAATTTATCAATTATCCAACTCTAGTATCTTATAAAGTTTGGTATTTACTCTTTTTAATTCCGGACCTTTGGTAAGAAGAATACAATTTCTATAGTCTGGCCAGTTTACTCTGTAGGATGTGTCTAGCTGACCTCCGTTTAGCTCTTTAATTAAGGTGTTTAGAGCATTGATTGTATATAAGGTATTAGATTCTTTTTTTCTATGTACGAGAATAGTGTTCTCTAGAAACTGTCCTACATTGCCAAAATCTACATTATAAGTACATATATACTCATCTTGTGACTTGGAATATAAAACAAAAATTTTATTGTATATTATATTGTACCTTTCTTGAATAGTGCCTAATATGTCGTCCAGTGAATCCTCTGTGGCAAAAGTACAAAACAGTTTGTTACTCATATCTTCATTTAAATATATTGGATCGATATCGTAATCGAACTCCCTTTCTATAACACTTGCATCTTTCATATAAATATCTTTCTGTTCTATAAACTGAGGTCTTTTGAAAATTTAAATTTCACTGGGTATTTTTTACCTGTTTCTAAGATCTCTTGTAGTTTCTCTAATGTTTCTTTACCATCTTCTTTTGAATAATCAAAAAGGAGGGCGTCGTAGGTATAGAGTACAACCTTTGTTTTCTTCCCTTGTAGGTACCTAAGTACTTCTTTTAATATAAGAATATTATTTGATGTTTCCAACGACTGCATCATATAGTTCATAAGCTTGGCTGGGTGCATCTCTTTTAACTGCTTTGTAAAATGTTTACCTGATTGAGGATTTTCTACATAACCGTCACTATTAAAATTGCTCCACATATTATCTATATAATTCTGAATGCCTTTGAAAATGTCTAATTCTTTATGTTCTTCAGGTATCTTACCGTATATAGCTTGAAAATTAATTTGTTTGGCATCAAGATACTGTTCTTCAGTAATATCTTCAGTGCCGAAATAATGCTTAGCTAGTTGTTTATGAGCAGAGTCTGGTGTTAGTTTATAGTTAATTTGCTCAGAAAGTAACCTAAGGTGATAACCATCGAAATCGAACTCAACAAAATAGTTATTGGTTGGATGGAAGCACTTCCGGTGTTGTGGGCTCTTAGGAATAGCAGCGAAGTTAACAGAATTAAAAGCATTAGTAGGTCTAGAAGTTGCATTGTATAAATTGTATGAAGTTAGTACTTTATTATCCACAGTATTATACAGTGGATTTCTTGGTTTAAATAAATCTTTATATTCTTCGTAATAAACTCCTAGTCCTGATTGTTCTAGTAAATAGAATACATTTGTAGCAATTTTATTATAGAAATCAAAACCAGAAGGTAATGATAATTTTATTACGTCTTGTATTTTATTATATACTTTTTCACTAGATTCATACAACTTAGGTAGAGGAATTAACTGATTAATGTTTTTAAAGTCAGTAAATTTATTGTAAAAGTAATTAGTAGTAGGTAATTCTCTAGAATACTCTAGTCTTTCATAATTTGTCATTGAATATAACAACGATATGTCTATGGCATCCTGTAGATTAAAGTGATAGAGCAAGTTCTTCTTATCTAATGTATATAGTTTACTTGCAGAAGAAAGAAGCTTGTATACACGGTTTTTATCTACATTAATTCCTTCGTCATGATTTATAGGAATAATATATCCGTGGTGGGAATCTATTAATCTAATATAAACCGCTACCGTAGAAGTAAGTTTAGGGTGATAGTAATCGTTAGATGAAATAACATCCACAAATACTCCTAATTTAATTAGCTTCTCTAAGTTCTGTAATTTGTCTTCTTGCTCAACTATATAAAACACTTATGTAACCTTTTTTATTAATATAAGTAAATAAACTCGAACGAGCAAATATTTACTACATTTTAACGAATTGAGCTGTATTGCTCAAAACTTGAGAAGAGATTCCAGGTAAAACTTTATCTGCTTTTTTAGCTACATCAGCATTTTTAGTTTTAACTCCTGGGTAGACATATCCGTTTATTACTTGGTCTTCAGGATTACCTTTTATGTACCAAATTAATTTCATTACTTTTCTATATCTCTTACTGTCTTTTTTTTCTGCTAGATATGCTTTTTTGTCAGTTTCTACAATTCTTCTAGATCTTGAATCCATAATAAAGTACCTTATAAATTCTCCTTTAGTATACTCTGCAGGTGTTGGAGTAACATAAACTGTACGGAGTCCAGTTGCTTTTTCTAGTTCCTTTATATCTTTAACAAGCTTTAACTTTTCAGAGTTACTTGTTACCTCTGTACCTTTATAGTAATTACCTTTGTGATCTCTTACTTGCTTACCTAAATATTGTCTACCGGTCTTTATATCCACTAGTTTGCCAGGGACTTTTCCTCCTACGATTAATTTATGTTTAGGTATATACATTATACTGTGTACATTTTACATGATACTTGAGTCGTCCATTGGTTATCTGTCCCAATTGAATGGTCTGTACCGGTTATAATAAAACCAAAATCCTTATACTTATCTGGTAATATAGAAGTGTTAAGTTGAAATACTGATCCTATCTTAAATAGAGAGCACCCTTTTAATGTAAGAGATAATTCAATAGGAACCGGAAGTCCTGCAGGTTTATTACTTTTTACTCTATCAAGGGTCATTTTTTTAGCTATATCAGATTTTGATTCAGGTCGCATTTCATTAAACTTCTCAGGATCAATTACCTCTGAGTCATTAAAGTTCTTCCATGCATCTTCAAATCTTTCTTTGAAAGGTTTTTTCTTTTCATCTTGCTTTGCTGGTGGATCTTCTTTTTTAGTTACCTGTTTTGATAAATACATTCTATCAACACATCCTGCATTCCACTTAAGTAAGTTATCTAAATTATCGCTATAGGTACCGGTATTACCTTGAGCTGCTATAGAAACCATAGAAGCCATATCAGAGCTTATTTTAGACGTAACACTAATATCTAAAACAGTTGTGGAAAGTCCGTTAACTGTTATACGATGTGGTTTAGTGCTTACGCTAGGCATGGTTCTATCTACTACTCTGTACATATTATCAGTTTCATCATACAGTATATCTAGACTGTTTATATCCCCGAATGTAGAATTTATAGAACTTAATACTCTTTTTACAAAATCAAATAAACTTTGACTTGTTTCTGCTGTTGAGTTTTGTATAGTTTCTAATTGAGACTTAATAAAATGAGAAGTAACCATAATATCTAATATCCTTTTTGGTTTATATGCCCCAGAATATTTACTATGTACTTCTTCTCTTTCTATTTGTGCAAACGAAAAATCTCCTGCTGGAGGTTTTGGGGGTAGAGCTACTAAAGGATTATTAGAGTAGTGCCCTGGGAATGTGGTAAATTCTTCATCAGTGTGAATATCAAATCCACATACAATTTCTCCTTTATGATTTTTTGGTAATTCAAACTGATTAAGAGCATCTAGTACGAACGATAGCGGTAAGTACACACAGAATATATTATCATTAAAAAGTTTAGTAAACCAATTTTCTCCGCTTCCAACACTAACATCCATTCCGTAAACGTCTTTATCCTCCAATAAAGTCCCCATAGATCCTAAATTAGAATCGGTAAGAAAAGCTTTGATTCTACCAAAGAATCCTTTTTGCTGTTCTAACCCATTCATAATTGTATGGAAATTACTTTTATTATCCTGTTTATTTTTTTCTCCCTGTTCTTTGTCTCTTTTTTTCTGCTCGTCTTCAGTTAAATGATCAGTCGGTTTACTTTCTTTTAAACCTTCTAATATAACGCCTTTAGATATTACAGAAATTGAGCAATCGTAACTCCCGTCTGATTTTAATGACCAGTTAAAGTTCTTAATAAAGCCAAATATACCTTCGTAGTTACCGTTAGTCTGGTTTCTATTGTATTCTATACCCATATCGATAGCCTTAGGACTACCTTGTTGACTAAACCACATATTTGCATTTACAGTATTAGCATCTGTGAAGGTTTTTATATTACCTGAGTTATCAACGTATACTGAATGTCCATATTCTAAGAGTACACTATAACCTACTCTAAAATAAATCCTTTCTATATCATCTAAATCATCTTTAGACCATACTTTAAATTTAACTTCTGCTTCTCTTAGGGTACCAAATGTTCCTTTTGATTTAGAAGTTACATCCGTTATACCGGGCATAGGTTTGAAACCCATAGAAGAATTATGATATGCTCCTGATCCTCCTGCTGTAGAAGAAGTAAAAGAAATACCTGAACGTCCTGTTGATCCTTTTCTATTAACATTATCTTCAGTACCTTGTAGAGTACCGCCTGCTAATATTAATGATTCTGCTATTGCTGATGAGCCGGGTGTTGTGTCTTTTTTTCCTCCGTAACCTCTTAATTTTTTTGCAACATCACCACCTATTATGTTTACACTTGAACGTAATTTAACCCATGCTGAATTTGAGTTAAGATACTCTAAGGTAGCTTTGTCTCTAGTAGCTGCTCCAAATTTAGCTTCTCGTGCTTTTATTTGGTTAGAGAGATCTAGTGATATTGATGAACCT